ACAAAGGATTACATGCAGTAGAACAAGCAATGGAGTCGGGTGATGAAGAGACAGGATGCACTGTTCATTATGTGAATGAAGAATTGGATGGTGGTGAAATAATTCTTCAAGGAAAGGTTCCTATTTTACCAGATGATGATATAGTATCCTTAACCAAAGCAATACAGAGACAAGAGTATGCTCTACTACCAGCAGCAATAGAACATGTTAAAAATTCTTTATAACCTCATGACTTGGACAGTTCTTAGTACCAATTATAAAAACCAAGTGATCGACATTTGTTGTCGTATGATAAGCACTGATGGTGAAGTAACTCTAGAAGAAAGGATATGGATGCAGAAATTATGCGAAGAGAACGAAAGAGCAAAGCTTATTAGGGATGAAATGTTAAAATAGTATAACGTTATACAAAAGTACTTGACTAAATAGATCACATGTGTTAGTATTAACACAACGTTCATCCTCCCTTCGACTGGAGGACGCAAGTAAGCCGACTCGGAACGGATCGTTCATCTCATGGACATTTTAATCGCTGCTCTTTTAACTTGTGAAGATGCTAAAGGTATTATCTCTAAGATAGCACCCTCCGCAGAATATAGAACCGAATTGGTTCAGATGGTAAAGAGCAATACGGAAGAATGTATATGGGACGCACAAGTTGACTAAAGGAACGGATTAAAACCCCTACTACTTTGGAGAAACCCAATGGCACAAGTCACTTATCGTGGTGTCAAGTATGACACTGATACACGCAAAGCACAGCAGACACAAAAGGTTGAAGAAACCTATCGTGGTGTTAAGTTCCAGAAAGAACTAACAACTGCTTAGAATAATCAAGGGGGTTTACATACCCCCTTTTTTAATGTATAATTTTAAAAAAGAGTATAGTTATGGCACTACACATGCGTGAACAACTAATCAGAGCAGTGATAGCACATGCTCAAGGAGAAATAGAAAAGCATAAAGCAAATGTCAATGTATATCTAGAGCATCCTGTAGGTATAGGAGAGCATTCAGATATTACGGAAGCAATTCAAGAAGAGTTAAATAAAATTGCTGTATATCATGATCAGATAGAGGTTGTTAATAAGTATTTTGTAAAATGAATAAGGGGAAATTGAAAGTCTTAATAAGAGCTTTGAAGGAGATAGTTGAGGAGTTAGAGTCTGAAGTTTATTCAGATGTTGATGCATATAAGTATGATAATTATAGTGATCAAACTCCAGATATTAACGACTATGATGAGGTCTTTGAAGATGATGATGGATGAAGAAGTTAACTAAGGAAGAGATCGGTTACAAGACTACCGATAAAATCCGCAAGATGTGGTTACTCAATCCACATGACCATCACATGTTATATGTGAGAGATGATGGTTCTTTCTATGGGTTCACTCATATGAAAGGTGAAGATCCAGAGGAATGGTTCTGGGAAGCACATGGTATACAGACTGAGTTGTTTACACAAGAGCAACTTGATCGTGCTCCACACCATAATATCTTAGGGAAATACTATGGTAATGATTGGAAACCTGTACCACAAGAAGGACTGGAGGATCATTTCTAATGTCATTTGTAGTCCCTGAATACACCTGTAAGCATCCTATATTTCCTCATCACAATACTGTTGATCTAATGTATGATGCTATTAACAAACATGAGTGTGAGCAATACGATTGGTATGCTTACCTTGAGTTTATAAGTCAAAACCAATACGATTTCGGAGGAGGTTAATGAGTGTTAAATTAGTGAGTTCAACACCAGATGCTGAAAAGCTAATGGCATATGTTGCTCGTGTCAGTAACCCTAACAATCAGGACAATGATAAGTTTGCTGGTCTTCTTAGGTATTGTATCAAACATGGGCATTGGAGTGTCTTTGAACAGGCATACATGACGGTTGAGATCAATACTACCAGAGGACTTGCTGCACAGATATTAAGACATAGAAGTTTCACATTTCAAGAGTTCTCACAAAGATATGCTGACACTAATTTGTTAGCAGATGAGATTCCTATGTTTGATCTTCGCAGTCAAGATCTAAAGAATCGTCAGAATAGTAATGATGATGTGCCAGAGAATAAGAAGAAAGATCTACAAGAAAAGATTGCACAACACTTTGTTGATTCAATGGATCTTTATAATGAATTACTTGCAAATGGAATTGCTAAAGAGTGTGCGAGATTTGTTCTCCCACTAGCAACACCTACAAGAATCTATATGACTGGTTCTGTGAGATCATGGGTGCATTACATTGACCTACGTTCTGCACATGGAACACAGAAAGAGCATATGGATGTAGCAGAGGGAGTTCGTGAGGTCTTTACCGAACAATTCCCTACTGTTGCAGAAGCTCTTGAATGGTCTAAATAACTATCCACTATTATATTCATATGGCAACATACCCTGTCGTTAATCAACAAACTGGTGAGCAAAAGGAGGTCGTGATGAGTGTTCATGATTGGGATCAATGGAAAGAAGACAATCCCGATTGGCAACGATACTTTACTCCTGAAAATTCTCCTAGTTTAGGAATTGAAGTTGGTGAGTGGAGAGATAAGTTAGTTAATAAAAATCCTGGTTGGGGTGAAGTTCTGAAGAAATCTGAAAAAGCAGGTGGTATCTCTGGACGGTTAGCCAGTAAAGGTTCTTATGAATCTTCAACACAATCTGCTATAACTGAGGACTTATGACACGTAAAAAGAGAAATGATTCTCCTATCGGTGTAGGTAAAACTACTAAGCAGATGAAAAGAAAAAAACCAATTAATACTGATTTCCTTAGAGATATAGAACCTCTTACTGATAATCAGGTAAGACTATTTGAATCATTTAAAAATGAGAAACATTTAGTTGCATATGGTTGTGCTGGTACTGGTAAAACTTTTATCACTCTATTCAATGCATTGAGAGATGTATTAGATCCTAGTACTCCATATGATAAAATCTATATTGTAAGATCACTTGTATCTACAAGGGAGATTGGATTCTTACCAGGTGATCATGAGGATAAGTCTGACATTTATCAGATACCATATAAGAATATGGTAAAGTATATGTTTGAGATGCCAACTGAAGCAGATTTTGAGATGCTTTATGGTAACTTGAAAGCTCAAGGAACTATTAGTTTCTGGAGTACATCCTTTATAAGAGGAACCACATTTGACAATGCTATCATTATTGTGGATGAGTTCCAGAACTTAAACTTCCATGAACTTGATTCTATTATCACTCGTGTGGGACAGAATACAAAGATTATGTTCTGTGGTGATGCCGTTCAGAGTGATCTAGTTAAAACGAATGAACGCAATGGTATTCATGACTTCATGAAGATATTGCAAATTATGCCATCCTTTGATATAATAGAGTTTGGAGTAGATGATATCGTCAGATCAGGATTCTGTAGAGAGTACATCTTATCAAAAATGCAATTAAATTTATGACCTTTGATCATGTTGACTTGAATCTTTCTCCCTTAGAGAGAGAAACTATAGATGGTGTTCGTTATTATAAAGTTCCTGATTCTGATGAGTTTAAGAAGTTAGTTTCTATTACTTCTGTTACAAGTCATTTTAACAAAGGTATATTTGCCAAGTGGAGAAAGAAGGTAGGAGATGTAGAAGCAGATAAAATAACAAGACAATCTACTGCAAGAGGAACAGATTTTCATACTCTTACTGAGTATTATTTGAAGAATGAAGGTTATGATGGTAAGTCACTACCTATTTCTGAGCATCTGTTTGGTATTGCTAAGCCTACACTGGCACGTATAAATAATATTCACTCTCTAGAAGGTCCACTCTACAGCTTGTTTTTAGGAATTGCTGGAACAGTGGATTGCATAGCAGAGTTTGATGGAGAACTTGCAATAATAGATTTTAAGACATCGAAGAAAGAGAAACCAAGAGCATGGGTGGATCATTACTTCGTTCAGTGCATGGCATATGGATGTATGTTGCATGAACTAACAGGTATATCCGTTAAGAAATTAGTTCTTATTATGGCATGTGAAGATGGAGATTGTGTTGTATATGAGGAAAGGGATAAGGCAAAATATATTAAACTATTATCAAAGTACATCAAGAAGTTTGTAGATGACAAACTATCTGAGATTGCTTGACCTTCTGATGTTTATCAGTTACAATATTATAAAGAACTTGAGGAAAGATGTTGTCCCTTACTTTACAAGAACCAATGGAAAATGAATTAGAAAAGGTACTGGAAAGTAAGTTCTATAGTTCTGCTAGATTTGCTCAATCTATTGAAGAACTCGTAAGGGATAATGAATACATGAGTTATATTGATGCTATCATTTATTTTTGTGATCAGAACAGTATAGATCTTGAGTCCGTACCTAAACTAATACCTAAACCGTTGAAGGAGAAGATAAAGTGTGAAGCAACTGACCTAAACTTTTTAAAGCGCACCAGCCGTGCGAAATTGATCTTTTAATTCAAAAAAAGTCGAAAAATTATCCTGGCTATTTTTTGCCCTATTACTTTTTTCATGATGCCATTTGACTGCTATAAGACTTATATTGCTATGAAGCAGCACTTTACCAAAGACTCATATGACTACATGCGCTTTGGTAATCGACTTCCTCGTGTATCACTAAATTCCTTCTATCAGAGAAAAGATAGATTCTTCTTTGAGAAGATGTCTAGGGAATTTGCCGATAAAGACATAGAAAAGTTTTTTATTGCTAATTTCACTTCTAGCACAGATCCCGAAAAAGTGTTTATATCGGATATTGTCAAAACTGGTCGAAATACGTATATTGAGTGGCAAAAGAGAAATCAGTCACTTTCCTATAATTTCAAAGAAGACGTAAATAAGTTATTTGATGGAAAAAACGTAAATGACGTATTTGACTGTTCTAAAGGACATCCACCAATATTAAGGAATTATCTCGGTGGGCATATTTCTTTAGAGACTTTAGTTATATGCAATAAGATACTTAGATATGCTAAAGACTTTGATAAAAAGTTAGATCCATATGTGTGGTCAACCGTCAGTATGAAGATAAAGAAGTATGAACCATTCATAAATATAGATGTATTCCACTACAAAAAAATCCTAAAACAAATTGCGTTATGAGCTTCTTCGATTCAGAAATGGTACGTGCTGAAATGGTGGAGATTAGTGAACTTCAAGAAGAAGTTTACTCTAACGTCTTCAAATTTCCTAGTATGGATGCAAAGGGACAATTGCGTCATATCAATCTATTAGATAGGTTGATTGAGAAGCAAAAGATTCTCTATGCACGTTTAAGTTTAACTGATGATCCAGATGCTAAAAAAATGCTAGATCGTATTAGGGAATCTGCTGAATTGATGGGTATCCCCAAAAATGTTGATATTAATGTTCTTTTTGATCAAATGAAAACTAGTATAAATCTTATGAAAAAACATATTGACAAAAATGAGTTTCCAGTATAGAATATCTGTTACTAGTTAGTTTTCATACTGTAATACTCAGTTAGTATTCAAGGCATAAAACTCTAGTTAGTTTTCACCTTGTAATACTCAGTTAGTATTCAAAGCATAAAACTCTAGTTAGTTTTCATAATGTAATACTCAGTTAGTATTCAAGGGATAAAACTTTTATTAGTTTTCAGGATCCAATACTCAAAAGAAAAAAGCCAAATCTAAACAAATCCGAGGTAATACGAATGTCTTTCGCATCTCTAAAAAAACAATCTAAACTAGGGTCATA